CTGCTTTAGATGATTTAGAAAAAATTAATGAAATGTCTAAGGGTAAAGATAAAACTTTAATTGAACAATTAAAAATTAATAAAGAACGAAGACAGGCTATAACAGGAGATTACGAAGATAAATCAATTCAAAGTATTATAGATAAGGGTGATACAGAAAAAGCTACAGAAATGTATCAACAAACATTAGCATTACAAAGTGTATTTCCGTTTGTTGGAAAATTCTTTACAAAATCACAATTAAATAAATTAGAAGAAGCATTTCCTAAGTTAAAAAAATTATCTAAAGACAAAAACTTTTTAGATAATATTAAATCATTAGGACAAATAGTAAAAAAAGATCTTGAAGAAAAATTAAATATGTTAAAAGGAGATGATAAAATATTAAACTTTAAAGATATGAAGTTTAGTAAAGAAGCAGATAGAGATCTTACAGAACAAATTAAGGAGTTAAGTCTTGAAGATAAATTAAAATCGCCAAGTGGTACTTTGTTTGATAATCCAGAAATAAGAAGACAAGTACAATTAGCACAAGATAGAGATACGGTGTTGAAGAAAAAAATGCCAAAAAAAGGAGATGAAAATTATAAACAAAAAATGGCTGAATATAGAGTAGCTAGTCAAAGAGTAGACCAAGCATCAAAAGGAAGTAATAGAGAACAAAGAGAAATAAATAAACTTGCAAAGTTAAAAGGTCTTTTATCTAAAACAACAAATGAAACAGATCGTTCTGCAGTAAGACAACAAGTAGAAGATCTTGAATTAAAAATAAAAGATCCTGCTGCTTATAAGTATGCAATGAGAGCTAGAAAAAAAATAGCAGCAAAAGAAACATAGACTATTTAGTAAGGCTACCCAACAATGTTGGCCCCAAATAAAGGAGAACTACAATGGCAGAAGCAGCCGTATTAGAAGAAGTACAACCACAGAAAAAAGTACTTATTAATAGAAGAAATAGTACTAATAGTGAACGTATTAAAAAAGATGAAGAAGAATTAAAAACTTTAGTTGAAGAACATAAAGGTAAAACAGAAGAAAAAGAAGTAGAACAACAAACTACAGAAGTTGAACCTACAAGTGCTGAAGAAAAAAGTTTTAAAAAAAGATATGGTGATTTACGTAGACACCAACAAGAAAAACAAAAAGAACTTGAAGATAGAATTAATCAACTTCAATCTCAACTAAATGAATCAACTAAAAAGGAAATGAGTTTACCTAAGTCTGATGATGAGATAGATGCATGGACTACTAAATATCCAGATGTAGCAGCTATTGTTGAAACTATTGCAACTAAAAAAGCACGTGAACAATCTAAAGGTTTAGAAGATCGTGTTAAAGAAATAGATGAAATGAAAGCTAATGCTTCACGTGAAAAAGCTGAAGTAGAATTATTAAAACTACACCCTGATTTTAATAATATTCGTGACGATGATGCTTTCCATGATTGGGCAGATGAACAACCTAAATGGGTGCAAGAAGCTCTTTATGAAAATGATGAAGATGCAAGATCAGCAGCTAGAGCTATAGATTTATACAAAGCAGATAAAGGTATTACAACTAAGAAAAGATCTAATACATCTAAAGATGCTGCACGTTCTGTAAATGCAAAAGCTGAAAGAAATAAACCTCAAGGTGATCCATTAGGAAATGCAATAAAAGAATCTGATGTACAAAAAATGAGTACTCAGGAATATGAAAAACACTCAGACGAAATAATGGAATCAATTCGTTCTGGTAATTTTATATACGATATATCTGGTTCTGCTAGATAAAAGTATTGACATATAGAATATTTATGATATAACTATATGTATAGTAACTGTTACAGCCCTGTTATACAGATACCTGTAAGGTTACGATCCACGCAAACAACTTATAACTTCCAGATTACCTAGAAATCATGGCCCATGACTGTACACATGCACCCTACGATAACTAGCCTCTAATAATTATATGTCTGTTTTGCATCTGTTAGCTGAAAAAAAGGAGTAAATGCAATGGCGTTTTCATCAGCTTCGGGTTATGGGAATTTACCTAATGGTAATTTTAGTCCTGTAACCTATTCCAAACAGGTGCAACTTGCTTTTCGCAAGAGTACCGTTGTTGGGGATATAACTAACTCCGATTATTTTGGCGAGATTGCCTCTCAAGGTGATACCGTTCAAATTATTAAGGAGCCTGAAATCTCTGTTCAAGCCTATACACGTGGCACAACTGTCACAGCACAGGATCTTGATGACGAAGATTTTCAACTAACCATTGACAAAGCAAACTACTTTGCTTTTAAAATGGATGACATTGAGGAAGCTCACAGTCACGTAAACTTTATGCAACTCGCAACTGATCGTGCAGCTTACCGATTGTCAGATCAGTATGACCAAGACGTACTTGGTTATCTTTCTGGCTTTAAACAGTCAACACTTCATGCACAAGCAGATGCAGCAAATACAACTGTAAATGGTTCTAAAGCTGTTATAGGTGCAGGTTCAGATGAATTGTTGTCAAGTATGAAGCTAAAGAAAAGTAGCTTTGGTAACATTACAACCACATCTGCAGGGGATCACTCAATCCCATTAACTGCTAGAATGCCTGGGGCTACATCATTACCAACTGCAACAGCTTCACCAGCAATGGTTGTAGCTAGAATGGCTAGACTTCTTGATCAACAACAAGTTGATACTCAAGGACGATGGCTAGTAGTTGATCCTGTATTCATGGAACTTCTTCGTGATGAAGATTCACGTTTTATGAACGCAGACTATGGTGAGTCTGGTGGACTACGTAATGGTCTTGTAGTCAACAACTTTCACGGTTTCCGTATGTACACTTCATCTAACCTACCAGCAGTAGGTGATGGACCTGGGACTACTGGAACAGCAAACCAAAATGCAAATTATGGTGTGATTGTTGGTGGACATGATTCTGCTGTTGCAACTGCAGAGCAAATCAATAAGACAGAATCATATCGTGACCCTGACAGCTTTGCTGACATTGTTCGTGGTATGCATTTGTATGGTAGGAAGATACTTCGTCCTGAAGCTATCGCAACTGCCAAATATAACGCAGCATAAGGGGGTATAAGTTATGGCTACAATAACAATGAGCACTAACTCTGCTTCCACTTCCAATAATGGTGGGACTGGTAATAAACAGTTACGTGCTAGCATGGTAACTCTGCAAAACGATATTGATCTTGCAGATGCTATCTTACAAAACAGTGGTACTGCATTAGCAGCAAATGATATTATTCAAGCTATTGCTGTTCCTGCAAATACTTTGATACTACATTCAGGGTTTAAAGTTGTTACTGCAATGACAGGTACAACTAGTGACTCTGCTTTACATATTGGTATCACAGGTACAGATGTAGACATCTTTGCTGCATCATTTGACCTAGATGGTGCATCTGTAGGAGCACATACTCCTGCTGTTACATCTTCAGGTGTTTGTAGTAATCTACCAGTGTTTACTGCTTCGGCAGATACTATTGATGTAGAAATCCATGCTTCTAGTGGAACTATTACAGGTGGTATTATTCGTGTGTATGCTGTATGCTTACTCATGGATGATGTTAGTCAAAATGGTTCAGCACAAGAAGTAGATAGAGATCTACTTGGATAAAAACTTTAGGGGCTGGGAAACTGGCCCCTTTAGCTTACCTTAAGGAATTATAATGGCTCTTACTTTTCTTGCATTAACTAATGCTGTAATAACACGAATGAATGAAGTAGCATTAACTTCTAGTAATTTTTCTGCAGCTAGAGGTATTCAGGTACAATGTCAAAATGCAGTAAATGATGCTATTAGATATATAAATCAAAGAGAGTTTGGTTATTCTTTTAATCATTCAACAAATAGTTCTACACTAACTGCAGGTGTAGCTAAATATTCTTTACCTAGTAGTACTAAATCAGTAGATTATAGTACCGCTAGAATTAAAAAAAGTACTAGTCTTAGTGCATCAGGAAATAATCTTAAAAATCTTAATTATTATGAATATATTGATAAAGACTTTGCTAATGAAGAAGACGATATTGCTAGTACAACTTTAAATGGTTCTCACTCTAGTACTGTTACTACTCTTACCCTTACATCTACTAGTGATTTTGATTCTTCAGGTACAGTACATATTGGTGGAGAACAAGTTACATATACAGGCACAACAGGTAATGATATTACAGGTTGTACCAGAGGTGCAAATAGCACAACTGCAGCTATACATGCTAGTGGAGTGACTGTAACACAGTTTGATGGTGGTGGTATTCCTGATTTTATTATACGTACTCCTGATAATAATTATTTACTTTATCCATATCCCGATAAACAATATACATTGGTATTTGATTATTATACATATCCATCAGATTTAGATGCACATGGAGATACAACAACTATACCTGATAGATTTAAACCTGTTATTGTTGATGGAGCTACTGCCTATATTTATTTGTATCGTGGAGAACAAACACAATATCAACTTAATTTTAAAAGATTTGAAGATGGCATAAAAAATATGCAGAGCTTACTTATTAATAAGTATGATTATGTAAGATCCTCTATGATAGTTAGACCTAGTGCATCTAATTCATTTGTTAGTGGAGTTGTTACTTAATGCCAGATAATTCTCAAGCACAGGGAGCATCATTTAATTGTGAAGGTGGACTTGTTTTAAACAGGTCTACTTTTATTATGCAACCTGGAGAAGCATTAACTTTAGAAAATTTTGAACCTGATCTTGAAGGCGGCTACAGAAGAATAAATGGATATCGTAAATTTATAAATCATATTGTTCCTCAAACCTCAGCTTCTAGTGAAAAAATATTAATGGTTGCTAGCTTTGCTGATAAAGTATTAGCAGCTAGAGGAGAAAAGATATTTTCTTCTGCATCTACAGAATTATCTTTAGCTATATCTGCAAGCACAGGTATGACAGGATCTGGTACAATTACTGTTGATTCTACTTCTGGTTTCTCTTCTAGTGGTACTCTTCAAATTAACTCTGAGATATTTACTTATACAGGTACTTCAAGTACAACTTTTACAGGTGTAACTAGAGCAGCTTCCTCTACAACTGCAGCAGCCCATGCAGTAGATGATGCAGTATCTACAACTTGGACAGAAATAGATTCAAGTAGAAGTAGTGCAGGTAAGTATACTTTTGAAAGATTTAACTTTGATGGTAATGATAAGATAATATTTGCTGATGGAGCAAATGCACCTGTAGTTTTTAATACATCTATGAGTGCTACAGATGTTAGTGAAAGTTCCGTATCAGGATCAAAGTTTGTAGCTGCATTTAAAAACCATATGTTTTATGCAGGTAAATCTACAACCCCACAGACACTTGTATTTAGTGAACCTTTTGATGAAGATGATTTTGATGCAGCAGATGGCGCAGGTTCTATTAAAGTAGATGATACTATTGTTGGATTAAAAGTATTTCGTGATAGCTTATTTATATTTTGTGAAAATAGAATATTTAAATTAACAGGTTCTGCTCTTGCTAGCTTTGCCATTACACCAGTTACAAGAAATATTGGTTGTGTTAATGGAGATAGTATACAGGAATTTGCAGGTGATTTAATCTTTCTTGGGCCTGATGGTTTAAGAACTGTTGCAGGTACAGCTAGAATTGGTGACGTTGAACTTGGCACAATATCTAAAAATGTACAATCTTTATTTGATCAAAATATAAAAGACTCTTCACTTTTTGAGAGTATTGTTATACCCGATAAAACACAATACAGAATATTTTTTGTTAAAGATACTGTAGCTGGTTCTCTTACAAGAGGTGTTATTTGTGTTATGAAGGGAGATAGATTTGAGTTTTCTGAAACATTAGGTATTAGACCTTCAGCTACAGATACATTTGTTGACGCAGGTGATGTATTAATTTTACATGGATCATTTGAAGGATATATAATTAGACAAGAAAAAGGTAATACATTTGATGGTACAGCTATATTAGGTAGATATAGAAGCCCAGATTTAAACTTTGGAGACTCTGGCATAAGAAAACATATGCAAAGAGTTATTGTTAATTTTAAACCAGAAGCATCCATAGATGCAGATTTAAAGTTACGTTATGATAATGAAAGTGTTGATTCACCAAGACCTGAACCATATGCTTTAGATTCGTCTACTGTTGCTGCACAATATGGTACTGCTGTCTATAGTACAACTTCTTCAGCAACACAATATGTTTATAGTGGTGCAACACAACCGTTAGTTAGACAATCAGTAGAAGGATCAGGTTTTACTGTTGCATTAAGAGTAGATGATGGTGGAGAAACAGCATCATATTCACTTAAAGGATTTCAATTAGAATATCAGGTAGGAGCTAGACGATAATGGGAGCTACATATACAAGACAATCTTCCTATACAGATGGTGATGTAATACAAGCATCAGATACTAATGATGAATTTAATCAGCTTCTTGCAGCATTTGCATCTAGTACAGGACACACACACGATGGTACAACTGCAGAAGGTGGACCTGTAACTAAACTATTAGGAACAGGAATTACTATAGGTGATGGTACTTCAGGTACAGATATTACAGTTACCTTTGATGGTGAAACAAATGATGGTGAATTAAAATGGATGGAAGACGAGGATTACTTTGAGTTTTCTGATGATATACTGGTTGCTTCGACAGAAAAAGTACAGTTTCGTGATACCGCTATTTATATTAATTCTAGTACTGATGGTCAGCTTGATCTTGTAGCTGATACAGAAATACAAATTGCAGCTACCACTATTGATATAAATGGTGCAGTAGATGTATCAGGTAATCTTTCTGTAGGTGGTAATTTAGATGTTACAGGTACATTAGATTTAAGTGACTCTGATTTTACTAATGTAGGTGATATTCAGCTAGATAGCATCTCTGGTGATGGTGACACAAATACAAGTATTACTTTTAGTGGCTCAGATGTAATTACAATTACTGCTGGTGGTGAAACACAATTTACATTTAATAATGGATCAATACTTCCTACAACAGATAATGATATTGATTTAGGTTCTGCTTCATATGAGTTTAAAGATGGGTATTTTGATGGTACTCTTTATGCAGATGCAATAAACTTTAATGGTACAGCTATAAGTTCAACTGCAGCAGAACTTAATATTATTGATGGTGATACTTCAGCTACTTCTACAACAGTAGCAGATGCTGACAGAGTAGTAATGAATGACAATGGCACTATGGTTCAAGTAGCAGTTACAGACCTTGCTGCTTATTTTGATGATGAAATAACTGCAATGCCTAATCTTACTTCTGTAGGTACACTTACAGCTTTAACTGTAGATGATGTAGCTATAAATGGTAAAGTTATTACTATGACAGGTTCTGCTAGTGATACAGTTACTATTACTGCAGGTACAAATGGTACATTAGATATTGTAACTACAGATGATGCATCTAATGCAGCCAATATACAAATTACTGCAGATGGTACAGCAGAACTTGCAGGTACAACTGTAACCCTAGATTCTGGTGGTGGTATTACACTAGATGCTGATAATGGCACTATTACTTTTGCAGATGGTGGTTCTTCTCTTGGTACAATTACTTCCTCTGGATACTCTGGTGCTGCAGCTTCAGCTTCTACAGTTACAGTTAGTGATAGCACAGCAAACACAAACTTTCC